GATGAAAAGGTCGGTGTCGAGGTTGAACGCCCGCATGACAGGGAAGCTCTTTGCATTGCCCACCATCGCCACCTCGGTTTTGCCGGTGTTCTTTAACTCTCGAAGCATCTTGTTCGCCTTGGCCCGATTTACCGCGTAATGCTCCTCAAAGTTGGTTTTCAGGTAATCATCCGCATCGCCCGACTCCAAAAGCTGAAGCATATCAATGTCGGGGAAGGCGGATTGAAAATCCTCCAAGCGCAAAACCTGTTTAATCTTATCCTGCGAAGTCTCCCAGAACTGCCCCATGACCGCCGCGCCCTTCTCCTGCAAATACTGGGCGAGAAGTTCCACTTCCCTATCAAAGTCCGGCATCTGGGTTTTAATCATCCACCGCATGAAGGTGGAGACCTGTTTTGCCCGCTTGATGTCGTTACCTTCCACCGGCTGGGCCACAAGGGAGGCTTTGTTGATCGCCTCCAAAATCATCGCCACTTTCTTGTTAATGATGTCGTCAACGAGGTAAACCCGCAGGTCGCTAGCCCCGTCCCACGGCACCGGGTCTGTCTGACCATTGGGGCCGCGTGAGTGCTTCTTTCCGTCTGCCGACTGCCCGCCCCAGATAGCGTATCGGGTGGCATAGTTACTAGCCGTTTGCGTCCGATATGGGTTATTATTTGTTACGCACTCGTTGAAACTGTATTTCAACTGCCCGAAATCCGGTCCCGATTCTCCCTCCGGCGCAAGTTGGAGGGACTGGCCGGGCAAAACTGAAGTTGAATCAGGGAATGAGGACACGGGTTAGGATTAGCGGAACTACTATGGTCCCGGTTTTACAAGTCAATAACTACCCGTCTTCTTAAAAGTCACCGGGCAAAGCTGATTCGTGTGTTTGCGATGATTAAAGACCGCTGTAGTCACTCGCAAATTGTCCGGGTGGTGAAGCCCTCCCCGTGCAATCGGCTTAATATGGTCTACCTCGAACATGGCGAATCCGTGAACCTCGTTCAAAATATCACGGAAAACGTAAAACTCCCGTGCCCGCCTCCGCTCATCGTCGGTGAGAACAGACTTGTTGCCCTTAACTTTTGCGCGACGACCAGCTTGATAGTCCTCAAGATAAACACTGTTTTTCTTATTCCATTTTCGCTTAGCGGCTCGTTGAGCCTCGGAGGTGTTATCTGCACGTTCTTTCTCTCGAAACACGGGGTCGTTGTGATAACGCCAATTGTGTCGATCCCTGACGGCCTGAGTTCGTTTCTGGAACTGCTCTTGAGTCATCCACCATTCCTGAAATTTTCCATCTGGACGATTTCTCTTCGAGAAGAAAACCATTCCATCAGCACGAATGTCTCCCTTCTTAGCGGTGCTTACAGACACAACACCACCGACTTTGACCATGCGCGACTTTCCAGCCCGAACCAACCGCTCGTCGTGATTTTTTCTGCCCTGAATCTTGTCGCACGCCTTGCAAATCTGCTTTCTCCCTTTGCGAGCAAGTGGATGACGAGAGAATAAATCTAAAATCTTTTCTTCACGACAATGCGTGCAGATTTTAGTGTTTGGATTGTTGTTAGTATGATCCGGTCCGACCATAGGTTTGATGGTCGGTAACATTGGCCTTTTCTACATAATGGCAATCACTTACCGCAAGGTATCTGCCGCAGTCCACGAAATCCTTAACTGCCTCATTCCTACCGCCTTGCCCTGTATATTCAGACAGGCAGTAAATAAAATTTTGGCATCTGTCGGAGACGTATAACTTGGGTGAATTTAGGCTGTCACGAGGCTTGCTTTCATCCCAAGCGAGCAAGTTGTTCAGAAGCTGAACACCGTTTTCAATGTCAACGCCCGGTGCCGGAATCACCGTCATTCCAGCGTCATCAAGGTCTGAAATAATAGTCGTTGCCCCATCTTCCGCCTGCCGTTCAGCCGCGCCCATCCTCGGGTCAATAATTCTTTCGAACATCTCTTCGTCGCCCTCCATTCCATTAATAAGCTCCACGTAATCACGAATTCCCTTGCGGCTCCCCTTTTGGGCGGGGCCGGGCTTTCCCTCTGCATTATTTCCGGGCAACGCCCAATCGTCATAGTCGGGCCACTCACGATAGACCCACCATGTTCCGGCCGCATCAATGGCTACCCAAAGCATGGCCCAATTTTTTGAGCCAGCAGGATCAATAGCCATATACCGCGTAACTTTATCCCGTTTTTATCCTTCTTCAGATTGTTCGGAAGCCACGGCAGTTTTTCATGGGGAATAACATTCACCTCCCTGTTAAATCCCGGAAAAACGCCCGCAATGGATTTGGTTGGGATGCCGTAAGCTCTCGCTAGAATCTCGTCTTTGGGACGGCTCGCCAGAGTTTGCAGGAATGCGTCCGAATCAATGAATGGGTTCGCCGCCGTGTGGAAATAGTAGATGCAGGTTTCCTTTCGGCTCAGGCTTTCTTGGATAAGGGGCACTTGGCGATTTCCGAGGAGCGGGGCCGTCGCGCTTTCTAGCGTCTTCGTCTTTCCCAGAATGTCCTGAATCAGCGGCGTCCACCCTTGCAGGGTCGTAAACGTCAGGAAAATCTTCCCGTCATAGTCGATGGTGCGGAACAGAAGCGTTTCAAAGAGCTTTTGCGGACACTCCTCGTCACAGAAGATCGCGTGACACTTGAACCCTTCCGCCACCTGCTCGTCCTGTTGAAACTGGCGGTAATTATTGAAGATGATCGAACCGCCCTTCCGATAACCGGGAATCGGGGGAAGGATGCAGATTGAATCTGTGAAGCCGTTTTTTTGGCTAAAGGTTAGACTATGGTTTGCGGACTTTTTGGTTGGTAGATTTTTAATGCTCTGCGGTAATGCATCAAAGACCATCTGCTGCTGTTCAATGGAACGCTCCGAGTTGACGTGATACATGCGGACTTGGGCCTCGGGGATAGTCGCCGCGCACCACACAGCCATTCTCGCCGCAAAATTACTCTTGGAACTTCTGTTTCCGCCTAGTATGCAATGAGTTCTGTATTTATTGAAGTTGGCCTGAACCTTCTCCCACATCGGCAGAGTCCACCCTTGTCCCACTGGATTCGAGATAGCAGCCGCCTCCACTTCCTTGCGGAGCTTCAGGTATCGGGCGAGGCGGTCGTTGTCCCAATCCTTAACAAATTCCCGGGTGAGCACCGGTCTCCAAGGTAAACCCCAAGATGGGCTAAATTCTGACGTTCGGTGTTCTCGGGCCATCTGTGCGGACTATTAGGGAAACTTCTGACATCATGGCAAGGTGTATTCAGGGATTGCCCGAGAGAAGGCTAATCCGCTGTGTTGATTTCAATGAATCTAAAACCCGGATGGATTTATCTGATAAAGACGAATTGGGGGGAGGCGCACGAGGGGGAGTTTCGTGCATGTATCAGGGGTGTTAATATAATTAAACCGCTGCCGTTTCCTCGAAGCTCAATTTGTCCCGGCCTCATAAACGATGAAGACATTGATTGGGTTGAGGAAATCTGCCCAATGACGCCGTTTCTGACAGAAACCGAATACTTGGTCGCTATTTCTAAAATCAACAAATGAAGAAAATCCTTATTTGCAGCCCAGTCCGTGGAGGACTCTCCATCAGCTACGTTCGCACGGTTATTTCCCTGCTGAACTCGTCGCTTTGTCGGGGGGCGAACGCTCCCTACAAGTTTGAAATGGCTTGGACGAGCGGAACGAGCGTTGCAATGGCGCGGGATGAAATCGCCAACCTATTCCTTGAACGGGGTGACGACGAGTGGAGGCGGCTGCTATCTCGAATCCAGTGGGACAAGGGTGGTGGGTGCGTTCGCCCGACTCCTCTCCCACGACCTAGACATTGTGGGCGGGGCTTACGTTGGGCATAACTTCAAATCCCAATGGCACGGGGCGGCAGTTTCCAATGACGCCAAGATGGACGCCAATGGACTGATGCCGATGGCCCAAATTCCCCTTGGGTTCTCCAAGGTGAAACGGCGGGTGTTCGAGAAGATCAAAGCTGACCACCCCTATTTGCA